TAAAAGCTTTAAACTCGAAGCTAGAGTGGCTTTAGCCACCTAGTAGTTCACATAATAATAAAATAATAATTAGACCTTCATCAAAGTATCATGAATATAAATTCGATGAAGAATTAACAAAATATATTTGTGATTCATATCTTGATCGTCAATGCTCATTAAAACAATTATCTATCGATTTAAAAATAGGGGAGAAATGTATTAGAAATCTATTATTAAAAAACAATATACCTATAAGAACCCATCAAGAGGCAGTTTATATTATACAAAATCAATTAGGATATTGGGATAAATTACGAAAGGGGATGTTTTCAAAAAAGGAATATTGTTTGCCATCCGGCAAGAAAATATATTTAATGGGGTATGAGCCGCAATTTTTAGATTATTGCTTTGAAAAAAATATATTCAATGAGGAAGATTTTAATTTTGATGATTTAACAATTATAAAATACAAAAAAAATAACAAAATTCATAATTATTATCCTGATTTCTATATACCAAATTATAATTTAATAATAGAAATAAAATCTTCATACACGGTTAAGCTAGATAAAAATATTCAGCTCAAAGAACAAGCAGTAAAGGATGCGGGATACAATTATCTTTTTATACTCGACAATGATTTTAGTCCTTTAGACAAATATAATACTCAAGGTAAATAGTTATATGAAATTTGAAGAGCTATACGACCGTTCAAAAACATTACTTAAAGAATCTCCCGATACTATATTAGATCATAAAGGAAAAATATGGGATTGGGCGGAAGGTAAAACGTCTACATTTATATGCACAATCAGCAAGGGTATAAAGGTAATACTCTTTACAGATATGGATAAAGGCCATTATATACATGAAGATATTAGAGGTTTTTTTCCATTAAAGAATAATGGTGAATTTGATGCAATTGACACAACGGAATTAGCTGAAAACGATATATACTATATAACTGAAACTGATGAAGAATTATTTCAAATTACGCTTAATAATACCGTAGAAGGAAGAATGTGGAATATTGATGGAATAGCAAATTTATCCTTTTGGGATCCGCCAGAAAAAGTAAAACAATACGCTGACTTAATTATAAAACTAATAAAATTTAATAAGTTAGATCCGGATAAAAGTTATTGGGAAACGGATGAAGAAATGGTTCCCATGCATGTATATTTAGAAACATCAAAAAATGATCCAGAGCAAGTAAGAAAATTAGAAGCAAAAAAACAGTTACACTTAATGAGGGGATTAAAAAGAGAAACTGGTCAAGAAATTGTTGGTGGCAGTGCAAAACAAGGAGAAATAGCTCAAAAATCAGGTAAAGATTTTTATGCCAAATATAAACAGTTTATAGATCCTTATGGATTAAGAGAATCTTTAATTAAAGAAGATCCAGATGCTATTGTAATTGGAACTCCGCCAAATATTGTTAGATTTGGATTTACAGAATATAATGCGCATGCCTTTATAGGAATAGAAAAAAACGGTAAAAAGGGAATTATATATAATATAAAGATAAAGAATAACAGAGAAAAACATACGGAATTAATAGATTATGTAGCAAGAACTTGTTATTTATTTAGCAAATACGGTAATGGGTCATTATATAATATAATTGATTATCTTAAAAGAAAAGGTATCGGAGTTATATTTGAAGATGAAGTGGTTAATATAACTCCTGATGAATTATATAACATTGCAGCAAAATATCGTAACACCCGTAACATAAAAGAAGTTTTTGGTAGACTATGGATAATGCACGGAGAAGGATATGGAGCACTTTGGAACCCTAAAAGATTTGCAAGATATTATAATGTAATTATTAAAATGCTAAATGAATTGCATATAAATCCTGATGAATGTTATTGGGAAATCAATGAGGGATCATTAGCAACTAACACACCAAGTGAATTCGTAAAAACCTCAGAATATTTGGAATTGTCATCGAAATCTAATTTTGAACAACAACGTAACTTAGATGCAAAAAGGGCTTTACATTTACAACCTGGAATGAAACGAGTATTAGGTCAAAGCAGTTCTGGTGGGAGCATTAAACAAAATGAAATTGCAAAAATTGCAGGATTTCCAACTTTCAGTGCCTATAAACAAAGCTTTATGACTTCGGAATCTAATGAAACCATATAAACAAGGTATATTTAATCCAATATATCCACAAAAATATAAAGGTACTATGCCTATTATATATAGAAGCGGATTAGAATTAAAAGCCATGAGATGGTTAGATTCTAATGATAAAGTTATGTATTGGGGATCTGAAAGTATATCTATACCCTATCAAAAACCTAATATAAAAACGGGAAAGGTTACAAACCATCGTTATTATCCGGATTTTAATGTTTCATTTAAAACCGATAAAGGTTTCCAAAATTATTTAATTGAAGTTAAACCATACAGACAAACTATGCCCCCTTCATCTCATGGTAATAAGAAACAAAGCACTATTATATATGAACAAAATGCATGGGTTACAAATACATGTAAATGGAACTATGCGAGAGATTGGTGTAACAAAAATAATTATAAATTTTTAATAATTACAGAAAAACATTTACCTAACGTATGAATTATTAACGAATTGGGTAAATATAAACAAAGGTAATCATCAAATATGAATCCATTAAAATTATTAATTGAACAACCAACTTATGATTTGGATGTTGTCATGGAAGAAAAAAACAAGGCTGAACCCAGAGAACTTTATATTCGTGGGCCATATTTAATGAGTGAGAGAAAAAACAAGAATGGACGTGTTTATAGTCTTAATGAAATGACTCAAGAAGTAAGTCGCTATACCCGAGAGATGATAGGCCCAAAAAGAAGTATTGGCGAACTAAATCATCCTACTAGCGTTGAAGTTAATCCTGAAAGAGCCTGTCATTTAATTACCAATTTGAAACAAGACGGTAATATGTTTATCGGTGAAAGTAAGATTTTGAGCAATCCAATTGGGCAATGTGTCCGTAGTCTATTAATGGATGGTGTAAAATTAGGCATAAGCAGTCGAGCTTTAGGAAAATTGGACGAAAAGGGTGGAGTTAATCAAGTTAGTGAGTTTCATTTAATAACTGCAGATATAGTGCATGATCCTTCTGTTCAGGATGCATATGTCAGTGCTGTATTAGAGTCGAAGGAATGGATTTTAAAGTGTGATGGTACTATATGTGAATGGGTACAAGCCAAACATAATCAACTTGAAAAGAGTTGCTCAAGGTTACCATCGCAAGATAAAGAGCAATTTTTACTTGAACAGGTTTTAACTTTCATTAATTCGTTAAAAACAATGTAAGGTAATAATATTTTTTATTAAAATTGTATAAAAGGGGAATTAGATAGCGTAAATAATTAATGAAATACGGAGTATCTACATGAGAGATAAAAGATTTTTATTAGAGTTCATTAAAAACCTAAGTGAACGTGATTATTCGAAGGCAGAAGGCGCCTTACAAATGGCTGTTAACGAAAAAATTAAAAGTCGTATTAAAAAGAGCCTTAAAACTAAAGGCACTAATGCTGGCTGTTTAAATAGTTAATAATTTAGGAGTAATAAGATATGTACAAAATACAAGAAGTTTTAGAAAAAATTGGTGGTGAGGCTTTAACAGTTGAATCAAAGCAAGCCATTGCCGAAGCTTTTGATGCTGCCGTTGATTCAAAGGCAGCGGAGCGTGTTGAATTAGAAGTTTCAAATGCACTTCAACAGCTCGATGAAGATCACGCAGTAAAATTGACATCACTATTAGAAGCAGTAGATGCTGATCATTCCAAAAAGTTATTATCTGTAGTCAAAAAAATTGATGAGGATCATTCTAATAAATTAAAAGCTATTATAAAGCGTTATAATGTTATTATTAAGGAAGAAGCAGTTAAATTCCGTGATTCTTTCGTTGATGAGATTAGCAATTATTTAGAGCTTTATTTGGATCGTGCAGTACCGGCTAAACAAATTGCTGAAGCTACTGAGAACACTCAAGCTCGTAAGATGATTGATCAAATTAAGAAGATTGTAGCAGTTGATAAGACATTTATTAATGAAAACGTTCGTGAAGCATTGCAAGATGGTAAACAAACCATTGATGCTCTTCGCAGTGAACTTAATAAGGTTATTAAAGAAAATGTTGAAATTAACAAGAAATTCAATAATGCTCATACAGCACTAATTTTGGAAAAGAACACAAGTTCATTCCCAACTGAAAAACGTAACTTTGTAATGAGAGTTCTTAAAGATAAGAACCCTGAATATGTGAAGGAAAACTTCAACTTCGTAGTTGAGATGTATAGTCGTGAAGAGAACGATAGTCGCGAGATAATCAAGGAGCAAGCGCAACAAGCTGCCGTAACAAATCAAGTTGCCACTCCTAGACTTGTTCTTGAAACGATGAGCGATAATGCAACATCTGGTGGGGGATATGATCCCGTTAACGGTTATTTAGAAGCCTTGGGTCGCGTCGACCTGGGTTCAAAAAAGAAATAAATTTAAAAAGGAAATAAATTAAATATGAGTAGAGTAATAAAAGGTAGTCCGGCTTATATTGATCAAGATCGTGCATCCGCTTTGTTAGAGAAGTGGGATCCAATTTTGAACTATGAGTCAAAAAATGTTCCAGCAATTGAAGATGAGCAAGCTCGTCTTAATACAGCTATTCTATTGGAAAACCATGAGAGATGGTGTCTTCGCGAAGCTAATATGGCTGGCGATGGCGGTGTATTTGGTGGCGGCAGTAGCTTTAGCCAAGGTGGTGCAGTTCCTGGTGGAACAGATTTTTATGCAACGGGTGATGCTCGTTTGCCTAAAGTTCTAATCCCCATGATCCGTCGTACCTTCCCTGAGTTGATCACAAACGAAATCGTTGGTGTTCAGCCTATGAGCGGTCCTGTCGGTTTGGTATTCGCCCTTCGTTATAAATACGAAAATACGCCTCTTGGTGGTGGAAGAGATTGTAGTGA